CTATCACAATACATTCTTTTTGTTTGGTAATGGCATTAATTCTGGAACGGGAGCTTCATGGTATGCATATTCTTTTGCAACACCTACAACTATTTCTACTTCAGCAACTAATACTTTTGCCTTACAGACAAAGCCTGATTATCCAATTGCTGTTGTAAGGCTTCCTGGACAGGCTGCCAATGTGCTGGTATTTGGAACATCAGTTTGCGAAGTGTTTACCAATGTAGGCGGATTGCAGAATTACAGACGTAATAACACCATTAACATCGATTATGGTTGCGTTTCTGTTAGAACAATAGCAACCTCTGACAAGTATGTGGCATGGTTAGCAGAAAACGAAAACAATGCACCAATTATTCTTGTATATACAGGAAATGGATACCAGCCAATATCTACTGACGGCATAGACCATGTTTTAAGTAATATCAATTTTCCAGCACAATCAACTGCTATGTTTGTTCGTAAAGATGGCCATTTGTTCTATCAGCTTACATTTTATAATCCAGCTGATAACTTAACTTTAACCTATGATTTTACAACAGAGAAATTCTTTGACTTGACTGACCATTATGAGAACTATCATCCGGCAAGGAACTATGTTTACTTCAATCATAAAACCTATTTTGTTTCTTTGAATAATGGTTCAATATACGAAGACAATACAGATTTTACAACCTATAATGAAAGTATAGGTTCAGTGGACCCATCATTAAACTATGTCATACCTAGAGCAAGAATTACTAATACGATTAGGCTTCCTGATACTGCTCGTTTTATTGCTAATTCGCTGGTCTTAATGATAGACCAGGGAAATGATCCAAATTATATAGGATTGCCAGAGCCAGTAAGCAATATCCATGCGCCACCTCCAGCTTATATTCCTCGCGTTGATTTAGCAATTTCTCAAGACGAAGGAATTACTTGGAGTAATTATGTCTCTAGAAACCTAAATCCAATAGGATATAGGCGTAATCAATTGACGTGGGAAAGAATGGGACAGTCAAATTCTTTAACCTTTAAATTCAGGTTCTGGTCTACTAGTTCTGTTATCGTTAACACTTGTACTTTGGATATATACGCATGACAAACTTAACGCTTCCAACATACATTCAAGATGCAAGCCAAGAAAACTATAATGTCGAGCTCAACGAAACTTTGAGAGAATTTTTAGATGATAATTGGTGGCTGCCACAAAGTTTAACGAACGCTCAAGTCGCTACATTAACCAATGATTTTCCAACTGGAGCTTTTTGGTTTAATATAGATATAGCGAAGATGCAACTTTGTACGGCGCCTGGGATTATTGAAACAATAACTAGCGTATAGGGAGAATAGGATGACTTTCGGTTCATTGGCGCAATTGGCCTTAGGCGTAGGCGGACAGATAGCAAGCAATAGGGCAAGCAGAAGAAACAACCCTAATGCTGCAGCTGAGCAACATCTTGCTACCATCCCGGGTCAAGCTCGACCATATTATGATCCCTATATACAACACGGTCATCAAGGGCTTACTAATTTAGCCAATCTGGAAGGGCAATATAGAAGTTTGTATGAACAGCCAAGCGCTATGTCTAACCAGTATGAAAGAATGGCTCATAATCCTACAGAATTTATGGACGCCCTAATGCGGAACTATAACCCATCAGAAGGGTATCGATTCAAGCAACAACAAATGCTTGACGCTATGAGAAACTCTGCTTCATCAGGAGGATTTGCAGGAACTCCATTTAACCAACAACAGCAAGCAGAAACGGTTCAGGGTCTTCTTGGAAGCGACATGCAGCAATATTTACAGAATGCATTAGGCATTACTCAGGCCGGATTACTTGGAAACGAAAATAGAATGCAAGGAAGAGAAAGAGCTCTACAAAGCGCTATGAATGCCCAAGAGAATGTAGCAAATCGTGGATTTAATGCATCAACTGGTCTGGCGGACATTCTAGCCAATGTAGCCGGCTCCAGAGCTACCAATGACTATGCTGGCGCCATGAGACGCGGTCAAAATGCCCAGAACAATATAGGCGGCTGGATGGCTCTTGGTAATGGCCTGCAGAACTCTGTGAACATGTTTGGCCCCGCTATGATGGGTCAAGGTGGTGGCGGAGGCTGGGGAGGCGCTAGCAGAGGGTTTACGCCTCCAACTGGCGGAGGATATGGCGGTCAAGGGGGTTACTTCTAATGGCCTTCAATACAATTAATTTTCAAGCTCCACAAAATCAAGGCGGTATCTTTGAAAATGCTGCTAGGCAATATCAGGGAATGGTTACGCCAAATATATTGAATCAACAAATGAGACAAGGGGATTTGGATATAGCCAATTCTGAAGCTTCTAACTTTATGAAGGACTTAGAGGCTCGATATAAAGAGCAGCAAATTCTTCAGGACTTAGAGCATAAGCATGCGGTTGCACTTAATCAGCAGCGGATGGGTGCTGGAATAGGGCTTGGGAGGGGTGGAGTTCCTGGACAAAAGCAATATGCACCAAGTGCGGTTGGAAAGCTATTGAACGAGCAAGAGTCCGTAATTGCAACATATGGAGAAGATTCTCCTCAGGCCGCAATCATGAAAGCTGCTATCGAAAAAGCAACTATGGGCGGTAAAAAATCTGGCCAATATGCGCCTAGTAACGTTGGAAAGCTAATCCAGGAACGAGATGCTGCTATTGAAATGTATGGGCCTGAATCTCCTCAAGCTCAACTATATGATTTACAGATTCAAAAAACCACTACTGATTCTGACACCAGAAAAAGAAGTCTTTTAGCATCTAATCTGGAAAAATCGATGGATGCTTTAAACTCTGATGATATCGTTCGATATTCAGGACCAGCAGGTACTGTGAAGCTCGCTAAAGAACAAGCCTTGGACGCAGCAGGGCATCCATCTAAAGAATATCTGAAATACAAAGAAGCTCAGATTGCGGCAGAGTATGAGACATCGGAACTAAGGCAGTTCTTTGGCGATTCTATTACGCCTGAAGTTAGACGGCACATAAGCATGCTTACCAATCCATCAGCATTAGCTAAAAGTCCAGAAGCCGCCAAGAGGCAATTAGAGAAATCTAGATCTATAGTTAGAAAACAATTGGAAACCTTTAGAGGCGGATTGAAGAGCACTAAAGAACATACGGGGAAGGCTGCAGAATCTGAACCTCAAGAATTTAGCGAAGAAGATATTTTGGAAACAGCTCGGCAATATGGAGTTTCTCCAGAACAAGTAAAGGCAGACCTGGGAATTTAATTATGGCAAGAGATTTATATGCGGAAAGAGGAATCACGCCTAGTCATATGGCGCCAAAGGGTCGAGACTTGTTCGCCGAACGAGGTATGGTTCCAAAAAAAGCCAATGCAAAGCCTAGGGATTTATATGCTGAGCGTGGAATTACACCAAGCGTTAGAGGCACTGTTCAGCCACAGGAGCCTGAAGAAAGTTTTCTTTCTGGACTTGGTAGCAAGTTTATGTCCGGTGTAACTGGATTCAATACAGCCATAGAGAGGCCAATTCATGGAATCCTTCAGCCATTAGTAGAGAATCAATATGTTCCTGAAAGATTGCGTAATGCTTCAAGACAAGTGGCAGCTAACAGAGAAGCAAATTATGAAAGAGAAGTCGAGAGAAATCCATTTAGCGCTATGGCCGGTAATATTGGTGGCAATGTTGCTTTATTTGCACCCGCATTAATGTCGGGAGCCGGCGCGGGGATATCTCCCTATCTTGCTGGCGCTTTATCTGGAGGCGCTCAAGCTGGAGCTCAATATGTTAATCCAGAGGAGTCTAGGTTAGAAAATGCACTGTATGGCGGAGCTTTTGGAGCTGTATTGCCAGGTGTGGGAAAAGCTATAAGTGGCACCGCAAAAGGAATTAAAAACGTATCTAAAGCTTATCCTGTTAAAAAGGTTGCAGAAAAAGTAATCTCTGGAATGAATACCACTAAATCTAATTACAATAAAATGTATTCTGATATTTTTAAAGAAGCGTCTGACCTTGGGATAAATGAAATTAAAAAGCCAAATATTAACTATAATGCGATTATAAAAAACAATCCAGGAAAGTTTAGTAAAATTCTTAAAGACTTCCAGGAAAGCCCAACACCAGAATTAGCCAATAAACTCCAAAGTGATTTAGGAAAAAGAATATCTTCTCTTCAAACTAAACAAGGGAAGTCAGGGTTGGTAAGTTCAGAGATACATGAGTTAGAAAGATTGACTAGCGCTAAAGATAAGCTTATAAAAAACTTAACTTCCGCTTTCGAAAAGAAATCTCCAGGATTGGCCGATAGATATAGAGAAACTTCAAAAGGTTATGCAAAAGAAGTGATACCTTATATTAAAAGCGCTCCCATTCGTAGATTTAGAACCGGCGAAAGAGGAGAGGCTGATTTTATAAAGGAATTGACTAAAGACAAAACTTTCATGCACAAAATGGGAAAATTATATCCGGAGTTAAGAACTAGAGATGAAATTAATGCGCTTATAAGGCCAACTATAAACAAAGGAGGATTTGGGTTAGGCGGGTATGCGCTGCATAAATATTTAGGGTCAAATAATGATTAATTTAATATTCATCATCAAAACAATAATCGTTATCGGAACTTTCTTCATTTTCTTCTTCAGATACTGCTGTCATTATGAAAAGAAAAAACAAAACAAAAAGGCCAGGAATTCCGAATATAGAATCAACAAAATATGCCAAAAAGAAATAGGCGATAACCATAATCATTGCAAAGACTCCCATAAATTATATAAATACATTGTACCCATACCAAACACCATTTGCAAGTTTATTTCCATATTGTCGCCTAAATGCGTGTATAATCATCTAATAGGAGTATTTTAATGGCACTGGACGCCCGTTACGTTACGACCAAATCACTGGAACCGCTCCTGGTCGACAAGGACACTGGTGCACCCCTAGCTGGCGGTTTTGTCTATTTCTACGAAGACCTCTCCCGCAATACTCTAAAGCCTATTTACGAGCTTACAGGCGCTCCTCCAAACTATACATACACGCAACTGCCTAATCCTATCGTTTTAAGTGCGCTTGGAACCATTCAGAACAATAACGGCGACAATGTTGCGCTTTATTATTATCCGTGGACTTCTATGGCTGCAGATGCGACTTTGGATTTATATTATGTGGTTGTTCAGAATTCATTGGGCGTTCCACAATTCACTCGCGAAGCTTGGCCAAACTACTTTGGAGAACAAGGTGGCGGCGGAGCTTCGGGAACATATTTACCGAATTTGATTGCAAATCCTCAGTTTGCTTTTATTTCTTTTGTACCCGGAACTGCTTTAACTGTCTCTTCTGCTGGAGCTGGAACTGTAGTTACTCCTATTGCCCCCGAATGGAGTTTGTCGGTTACTTTTAGTGCCGCGGGTTCTCTTACTGTAGCTCAAACCCCTGTAGCGGGTTCATCTCAATATCCAACCAACCCTCCTTATACTCTGGATATTACGCCAGTAAGCAACGTTACCGCGGTAAATTTAATACAGACACTGAACCATACGCCAGATATATGGAGTCCCGCAATCGGTGGTGCTGATGGATTTGTCGCAACAAATATAACGCTTGGTAACAATACGACAGCGACTATCACCTATGCCCCATCAGTGGTTACAGCTGGTAATCCTCAAACACTTTTAACAACTACGAACCTATCAGGCGCTTATAGAGAATTTAGCAACACTGTTCAGCTTTTGCCGGCTGCCAATACTGACACCGGGTTAAATGGATATGTGAATATTAATGTAGCCTTATCTCCAACAAATCCTTCAAGCATCACAAGTATCCAGGTTGTTGGGATTGAAACGAACATCACGCCTGTTCCTTATCAGCAAGTACCAGTTAGATTCCAACAGAGTGACTTAATCGATATTATTGTTCCTGATTTAGCCTATAAGCCAATTCCAAGCTATTTAGTGGGATGGGATTTTCCCCTAAACCCAGCTCAGTTCCTAGGACCCACGTTAGCCGCTAGTGCTGCCGGGGCAAACACCTCAAGATATGTATGGGATCAAACAATTGTATTTCAGTCTGCCAACAATGGACCGGCTGTTTCACGTGGAACAAATGGATGTTTAACTATTACTGCGACAAATACTACTCAATTTGCCTTAGTTCAATATCTTGAACAAAGTGTTGCCAGAATGATTTTAAATGACAGAAACTCTGTCAATGTTGCAGCATTCTCAAATAAGGCTGGAGGTCTTCAGGCTACCATTTCTTTGTGGTATACAACCGATGCTAACTTGCCAAGTTGTGCAGCTAATAATTCTATTGTTGCCACATTGGGAGCAACAGGAAAGCCTGCAACATTCAATGGAAACTGGGCTGAGGTTCCAAGAAGCGGATTGGGGGACGCTACTTTCACAATAGGTGCGAGTCCAAATACTACTAATTTTAACAATTATGGGTTTAGTGGTTGGGATTTGGAAGGGATAGCTGCTACAAATACTGCAACATACTTTGCAATAGTTGTTGGTTCTGCAAGTCTACCAGCAACTAATATAGCTAATTTTGACTCTATATCATTGGTTCCAGGGAACGTGCCGACTCGACCCGCTCCGGAAACTGGTGGAATTGGTATGGCTAGGTGCGAGTACTACTATGAAAAATCTTTTGATAATGCAACAATTCCAGCATCTGGAATATTGCAAGCAGCAGTTTATTTTCCTCAAACTTATATTGCAGGGGCACAAACGTATGCTCCTAGCTTTATATTTATAACTCCGAAAAATACTATACCTGCAATTATTATATACAACCCAGTAAATGCCGGTAATCAAATGTACAATGGTTTCACCGGTACGGATTGCACATTGAGTGCAGCAAATGGAGTAAGTACAAGAAGTTTCTTTGCGACCTGTATAACACCAGCTGGTTCTAATGCGGGTAATGCAATAATTTATCAATTTACAGCTGATGCAAGGCTTGGCGTTTAATTTAAGGGATATAAAAAATGGCAAAAGTTACAGAATATAATATAGATAAGTTTCACCGGGGAGTGAATGGTTTTGGTTTACCATTTTGTGGGAATGTGTTTTCAACAACTCTAGCAGCCAATACAGAAGCAACTGTTGCCGTCCCATTAACATCTGTTATGGGCAATATAACTGCTACAGTTAAAAATAAGTTTATGGCAATTTTTACGTGCGATTCTGCGGTTTTTGCATGTATTAATGCAACGGCCGCAAAGCCTGTAGGAAATACTTTGGCCGCAACCACATCTGCAATGGTTCCTGCCAATTGTCCATGGGGAAGAGTGGTGCAGGCTGGAGATGTTATCCATGTAATTTCTGGTGGGACACCTAATCTAACTATTGAATTCTACGCAATACAGGAATAGTAATGGGAATTAAATCGATATTCACTAATCCAATTGGTCAGGCAGGAATATTGCCTACAATGGTATTCATTAATACTGACGATACTCAAGCTCAAGTATTAGTAACTGGATATCTAAGTAGCTGGGTACAAGACGGACTTGTAGCGCTTTCTTCATATCAATTGGCCCTAGTGAATACTTCGGATAAAGGCCCGAGTTGGTACAATATAATCATTGTTAATGAAGTATATTCTTTAGCAATAAGCTCTCCCGGCACTGTAACGGCTATTTTGGGAACGGTTAATGAGATTGATGCTACTCTTGTTCTTCCAAATGAATATCAAATTGGAATATCTGCAACTTATCCTGGTCAGGCATCTATAACCACTTTAGGGACCATTACAACAGGAATATGGAATGGAACAACTATAGCCATCGCTAATGGAGGAACTGGCGCAACAACAGCTCCTGCAGCTTTAACAAATTTGGGTGCTCTACCAATTGCCGGTGGCACAATGACCGGCAACTTGATATTAAATACAAACCCTACATTGCCATTACAGGCTGCTACAAAACAATATGTCGATAGCATTGCATCTGGATTTACATTTAAAGCTCCAGCTTATGCGGGCTCAACCGGAACCTTAAATTCAACTTACAATAATGGTGCAGCTGGTGTTGGCGCAACCCTAACGAATGCCGGTGTTCAGGCTGCTTTTTCTATTGACGGCACATCACCGCCAATAAATTCTAGAATACTAATTAAAGACCAATCTTCACCTGCAGAAAATGGAATATATGATTTAACAACCGTCGGAACCGGTGCCTCGAACTGGGTATTGACGCGTTCTACTGATTTTGATACTCCTGCGACTATGGTTCCCGGGTCATTTATTATTGTTAATAATGGAACGATTAATGGAAATAGCGCATGGATTGAAACTGCAACCATTGTTGTTGTAGGTACAGATCCTGTCATTTGGTCTCAGTTTGGCACATTAGGCGTACAGAGTGTCAGTGGAACAGCAGGGCGCATAACCAGTACTGGAGGGATGAATCCTGTTATTGATATTGATCCTGCCTATGTTGGACAAGCTTCAATAACAACTGTGGGTACTATTACTACGGGCACATGGAATGCCTCAGTAATTTCATTACAGTATGGTGGTACTAGCGCCAATTTGTCAGCAGCGGCATCTAATGGTGGAATAGTATGGTCTAACGCAACACAAATGCAAATTCTTGCAGGAACCGCTACTGCAAGACAGATGCTGCAGTCAGGAGCATCTGTGACTCCTGCTTGGAGTACTGCAACTTGGCCCGCTACCACAACTCAATATGGCATTTTATATTCAAGCGGTACGAATATTGTAGGACAAATTGCGACAGGAAATAATGGAGTGTTGGTTACGGATGGAACAGGGATTCCTACCATTAGCTCTACTTTGCCAGCAGCCGTACAGGGAAACATTACCGCCGTTGGAGCTCTTTCATCAGGAAGTCTGGTGGCGGGTTTCACTCCTGTTACCGTTCCGATAGGAGGAACTGGCGCTACTAGCTTCACATCACGCGGGATGCTTTATGGAAATGGAACGAGCCCGATAGGTGTAACATCTGCAATGACTGACGGGCAGATAGTAATAGGTAGTTCTGTTGGCGTTCCGGCTGCTGCAGCGCTTATAGCAGGCACAAACATTACTATCACAAACGGAAACAATACCATTCAAATTGATGCTCTATCAGGATCTGATGTGGTGTCCTATACAGGAATAACAAATGCATCATCTCCATATAGTGCAATAGCTACAGATTTTTATATTTCATGTGATGTTACCGCGGGTGTAATAACGGTTAGATTACCTAATGCTCCCGTTACTGGCAGATCGTTTGTTATTAAAGATAAAGTTGGTCTCGCAGCTAACAGTAATATTACAATTACAACGGTTGGTGGGGCAATTAATATCGACGGGGCAACTTCTTTTGTGATGAATACAGCATATCAAGCAACTAATTTGGTATTTAATGGGTCAACTTATGAAATTTGGTAGGGAAATCTAATGGCATATAAACGTATTTCTCCGGTTCCAGTCATAGAAGGTGGGACTCAATTAATTACATGGGGTACAGCCTACGGTCTTCTGTGTGCAGGCACAACCGTCACAAATCCGGTTCAAGTTTTAGCCAGTCTTGGCGCTGCTAATACGATTTTAACATCTCAGGGTGCAGGCGCGCTTCCTACTTGGACAACGGCTACATATCCCGCAACCACCACTACGAATCAGTTACTTTATTCAAATGGTGCCAATAATGTTGTGGGGCTTGCCACCTTGGCCTCTGCAGCCTTAATTACATCTGCTGGCGGTGTACCAAGCTTGAGCCAGACGCTTCCATCAGCCGTGCAGGGCAATATCACAAGTGTCGGCACAATCACTAGCGGCACATGGAATGGGTCAGTTATCGGGCTTACCTATGGCGGAACGAATGCCAATCTTACTGCTAGTAATGGTGGAATATTCTATAGTACAGCTACTGCTGGAGCCATACTTGCAGGAACCGCGACGGCTAATCAGGTATTGCTAAGCGGTTCAAGCGCCACTCCAGCTTGGAGTAGCGCCACTTATCCGGCAACAACAACTATCAATCAACTGCTCTATTCGAGCAGTAACAATGTTGTCGTTGGATTGGCCACCGCAAATAATTCGGTTTTAGCAACAAGTGCAGGTGGGGTGCCATCATTAACAACAACTTTACCTTCTGCTGTTCAAGTTAGTGTTAATAGCTTAAATTCTGGTACTGGAGCCTCTTCTTCTACATTTTGGAGAGGAGATGGCACCTGGGTAGCGGCTGGTGGTTCAGGTACCGTTAACAGTGGGACAGCAAATCAATTAGCTTATTATGCAACGACTGGAACAGCAGTTAGCGGATTAACGTCGGGCAATAATGGTATTTTAGTTACGAGTGGTGCTGGAGTTCCCTCTATTGCTACTACATTTGGTCAAGGGTTAGCTGTAGCAAGCTCTCAACTTGCTGTTGGTGGAGCAAACAACATTCCGTTTAATACTACAAAAGGTATTCAGGACAGTAATGGTAATAGTTTGCTATTATTTACAGTTACCACTTCTGCCGTTAACTATATTAACATTACAAATAATTCAGCAACGAATACACCATCAATAGCAGCAACAGGTTCCGATACAAATGTTTTATTAACTCTGAATGGTAAAGGAAATTCTGGGTGTTCAATTCAGGGAACTACAGCTGGGGGAAATGCGG